GTCTTTGTGCCATTAAAAGGAGTGCCGTTTTTAGTAATCACAACTGATTGCCCAACGTAGTATGTGCCGGTAACTACTTCTTCAAAGTAAAGAGTTCCCTCTGTGGTTGTGTTGCTGTGACCTATATTGTAATTCTCGTTCTTCCATAGAAAAGGCAACAATACGTCATCGGCGGCATCGCAAACTTCTTGAATGGTGGCGTCTGAATAAAGACTGCCAACGCCAAGAGCTGATTTAAGTTCTGCAACTGTCGTTGTACTCATTGTTATCCTTTCTAAAGACTTAGTGGAGCTGCAAGGGCTCCGGCAGCCCCACTAAGCGACTTAGGGTATTGCTTATGTAAGGTTAAAGCGACGAACGCCCTTACCTGACTTGCCAACATAAATTGCAAGGTATCCGTACAGTGCAATCTGAATTTGACCTGTACCAAGCAAGTTAACGCGAAGGTTTGTTGCTGGTGACTCCCATGTATAAACTGAACCTGGAGCAACAAGAAACATTGAATCATCAATGACGCCAGCTGTTGTGATGTTATGGTCAACAATTAGGTCTGTACCAAGTACGTTACCAACATTTGAACCAACTGAAACTGCACCTGAATTGTTTTGAGGATTTGCAGCTGCGTATAGAGGACGCTTGTTATCATCTGTATAACCCATAAGGGCAGCCCAGACGTCAGTTGATGCTACGAGCTTGCGAGCGTACTCGCCGCCAGTTCCCTTGTATGCTGCTGCTGATTCAGTTGCAATGAATGATTGCAATCCGGCTGCTGTTGCTGCTGTTGTCGCTGCGGCTGTTCCCGATGTTCCAAATGCAGAAATTAGGGCTGTATCTGTTGCTTTCTCGTATGCCTTGCGGAGTTCTGCCATGAGCAATTCCATAAAGGCAGGGGAACTGCGGTCGATGAGCTCAAATGAGACCTCATTGAGACCTGAATACTTCTGGATTGAAACTGTGTCATAAACAGAAGTCATGCCAGTCTCAGATGTTGCTGCGCCTTCGTTAACCGCTGCAACTGTTGGTGCAACGTTAGCTGAAGAAGCGTTTGTGTAAAGACGTGGAATTGTAAATGACATTCCATCAATACCTGCAAGTGACCCGCGAGTTACAGCATCAAACGCTGGACGTCCTGAAAATGTATCTGTTAGGAAGGTATTGAGATGGCTTGGGAGTGTGATTCCGGTGTTTGTTGATGTCGAATCATCTGCTGCAAGGATTGTGCGACGAGCTGTGTCGTCCCCCATTGCCGCCTTGATGCTTGCATCTAGGTATTGTGATGATGTTAATGGAGCAATGCGCTCTTTAACTTGAAGATTTGCTACAACTGTTGGGCGAGCCGCTTCTACTGCTGCCGCTTCAACTGCTGGAGCTTCTACCGCTGTGGTTGATTCTTCCACTTGTGGCTCGCTTTCTGGTTGTGTTGGTTCAGCAGGGATTGTTTCCTCTGCTGAAATCTCTAGCACTTGAGCAGACTTAAATGCTGGCTCTGTGACGAGAGAAACTTCTTTTAGGCGTGCTGATGAGACAACCATGTGCCCATCGCGTGATGGCTTTGATGCAATTACTTCAGCACCTACAGAAAGACCGGATACTAATCCTTCTTGCGCTTGAATGAGTGCATCATTGCCGCCAGTTGAACGTGATAACTTAAATGTTGCATAAATGCCGTCTGGTCGAACCGTTGCCGTAATCATGCGACCTACAGGTTTTTTGATGTCATGCTGTGAGAGCAAGCGAATTTTTGACGGGTCATCAATTTCAATAGAGCCGGCTTCAAAGACAACGCCGCCCATATTAGTGTTGCCAATCTCGCCAGTGCCCATTGGGACAATCTTGCCGCTTATTTCTCGGCGGTCTTCGTTGCACTCGATAGATGATGCTTCAATAATTAGTTGCTCCACTAGCTGATTCCTTCGCTTCCATTAGGAGTTAAATCTGTCATTGACATTGCTTGTTCAGTTGTAATTAACCCGAGAGTTAAAAGCTTTTCTAGTACTTGAATTTCAACTAAAGGGTCTTGCTTTAAGAATGTATCTCCTACACAAAATTTGACTTCATGCCCTGAAGTGCTTATATCATCCATTGATAGGCGTGATTGAATTGCTTGTACGTAAGGCTCAATGGATAGCGCGTAAAACTGTTTTCTTTCGTCTTGAACGTTGCTGTAAGTCATTGTTGTATTCTGGTCACTAGATAATAGGTAGGCCGGCACGTTCATTGTTCTTGCAACTTGAGTACTCAATGATTGCACCGCATCCGTGTACATCATATCTTTAGGGCTAAACGCAACTGCGTTATATTCTAAAGTTGAAGTCAAGTAACGAGTACTGTTTGATTGAGCGCCGCGCTTCCAAGCTGCAAGTAATCCAGATACTTCATTAGGCGGCAAATCCGAACCGTTATTTTTCAAATATCCTGCGGGTTGTGGTTGTGCAGAATTTACCGCGAGTGCTCGCTCTACATCAATAGCCGCTTGAATAGTGCGACTTCCTCTATCTAATACACCTTCGTCAAATCCTTGAATAGTTACAATATCATTCATTGCAATAGGTTTCATATCAACGTAATATTGTGTAACTATAATACCTTCTAGGTCAGTTTCAAATGTAACGCGAGAATTAGCAACCCATTCAAAGTTGGCTGGTCTTCCATCTTCAGAATACCGCTCAGTAATTAAAAGATAACATACCCCATAAAATAGGAGACTATCAACGCACCATGTCAAAGTAACAAATGAAGGCTGATTCTTAGAAAGTTGTTTAATCCAACGCGGCGGAGCAATTACTTCTCCAGTTGATGTTTTGTAATATTCTAACGGGATTGATGCAACTGTCCCACAAATAAGATTACGAGCTCTGGCAACTGAAGGTACGCTCATAGCGTCATGGCGCGACACTCGCGCAAAAATTGCGTTGTACAAGCTAGGCATATTTTCGCCCATAACTTGCGGTGCGTACTGCGCTTCAATGATTTGTGGCTTACGCGAAAAGAGACCCATAAAGCGCAATTATACACTACATGTATGTCAATCCGTGTAAATTGCCGCTACCTGTTGTGGTTGCATCAATTTGCTTACAATCATGGCAATACTAATTGGCGCGCTAATATCACCGGCGGATTTACGCTTTACGATTCTCCACGCTGAATCTGAGACCTTAGCCGCAACATTGGTAAATTGGTCTATGAGCGATTTTTGCCCATTATGCACCATGCGTTGATTTACAACGCTGTCGAGCAAATCTCCACATGCGCGGTAGAAATTTTGACCGCTGCAATCTTCGACTACTTGACCGGCATTGGCTAATCTGTCCGCTATTGACTGAGTAGCAAATCTGTCAAACATAATCTGTCTTGGTCTGTAAATATCTGCCCAGCCTTTTATTTCAGCCGCTACCTTCAAATCGTCTATAGCTATAGCAGATTCCCACGATTGTAAGATTCCAACGCCTATTCGACCATCTGGCAGTATTTGACCGGCGCATAAGCTTGCATTACGTTTAGATGGCGAAACGTCGAAGCCAAATACTGTATAGCCGCCTTCGGTAATTACTAACTCTGAATCTGAGCAATCCTCAATACTGTTAGGGGGAAACGGTGACTGCAATGACGAAACCCAACAGCACAATAACTCGGTCATAATGCTTTCATGGCTTGAAGTTGAGAGTGATTCCTCAATAGCTTCTTTTGACACGGTAAATCCTAAAGCCGGATTGGCATGTGCTACACCTTCCCAGAATTTAGCCGAGCCAACGTCAAACTTATACATTTGCGGAGCTGAGTATTCGTAATAGCCAAATGTTTTAGGCGGATTCTCATGCGCCCTTTGTCTAAGAGAATTGAGTACTTCGGAAAAAGCATCACCGGCGTTACTAGTCCAAAAGCTCTGACCATCGGTAGCGCGTGTAGTTGGAGTAATAGCGGTGAACGCTTCAACCGACCACTCACGGAGCTCATCGCCCCATGTAAAACTTGAGGTACGTCCGCGAGAACCGTCACGCGTGGCTGCTACTACGTCAAGTCGACCACCGCCAAATTCAGGCAACAACTCTATTGACTCAGTGCCATTGGCATATCTAATAGCTTTTACTTGAGATGCAAGAAAATCATTGTTTTCAATCAAGTAAGTCATTTCTCGAAACGAAACTAAAGCCATAGCTCGATTAGACGATGCAATCAAAACTCTAGGGCTCTTAAACAGAAAAAGGTGCGCTAGGCACATGATTCGCCCTAATGCGCTCTTTCCGCTCTGGCGGGCTACCAAAAGCAAGCCGGTACGCCTAATAAATTTAGAATCTTTACCGACGGCAAAAAAATCTCGGACTATCAGCTTTTGCCAGGGCATAAGCGGTAATCCGATGCGCTCTGCAAATTCAATTACCTCATCGCCACGCGTAGCGCCCTTAAGTAGTGTGCTATGTAGCCGTGGTTTTTCCGCCCCTCGTAGCACTTTTTTTGATTTGGTTGCCATCGGGTTAATTCTGTATTGGTCTGGATTGAAACGGACTGTCTTGGTGAATTGTCGACTTTTGCGGGGAGATAAAGGAAGG